TGCGGCATTGATGGGCTTGTAGGCCGTTCGGATGATGCGACCTGAATCTTTTTCGGCTATGGTGTGTTTACGTTCGATTTCTCGGGCTCGGGCAGCAGCCACCATGATCATTTTATACTGTTCTTGGTTCCACAATCGAACTGCTTTTTGAACATCTACACGGGGACTTTCTTTGGGTTCACCTAGCATGACATGATTATAATAGTTCATTTAAACTCCTCATCAAAATAATAGTATATAATACTTCTGTGTTGCTGTCAATCTTTTAGACCTTTTAATAACTCTTCGTGTTCCTTGATGACTTCTTCGAGCTTTTCCATTTTAACACTCCAGTCTATCTGATCGAAGTTTTTGTCAAAGGTTTCGTTGCTGGTTTTACTTTTAATTAAGTCACCAGTGATGTCGTTTTTTGTGGCCATGTTAGTATAATTTCGGTGGTAATTTGGTTTTACTTACTTCACGTTCCCAGCGTTTGACAGCAGCTGCCTTCTTTTGCTTGCGACTGGTCGTGGGCTTGATATAGTGTTCACGATCTCGTAGTTCACGCAGCAGTCCTGAATCATCGATCTTTTTGCGGAATTTACGAAATGCTGTTTCGAATGGAGCATCGCCAACCAAAACGGTGCTGCCGTTCAGGTTATTTTTGCTGGGTTTTTTAATTATTTTTTGTGCCATAGTCCTATATTTATATGTTTAAAAACTTGGTGGGCCCACCTGGACTCGAACCAGGGACCAAAGGATTATGAGTCCTCTGCTCTAACCAACTGAGCTATAGGCCCAAAATTTGGCGGAGAGCGAGGGATTCGAACCCTCGATACAGGTTTAAGCCCGTATGCTTCCTTAGCAGGGAAGTGCCTTCGACCACTCGGCCAGCTCTCCAGTATACTATATTATAGTATAAATCTGGACTGCTGTCAAGTTAATTTGCTACCTGAATACTTGTTGGTGGTACTACGATGCCTGAACCAAATGCTTTGTTGTATTCATTTTTAAGATCAGTTGCTGGATCAGTAATAATGACTACCCATTTTGTATCAATGGTAAAGGTCTTGGCTTCAGCATAGGGCATCCAACGCGTTAGACCAACGCTGGCGCCAGTATTAGTTGAGTTTGGTCTGACATAGACCATGCAGGGATTTTCTAAGGTAAGGGATGTGCCCTCGTCCACGACATCACCAATAATATCTTCACCGGTTTGTAATCGAATCAATTTAATGTTCATAATTTCTCCATAAAGTAGGGGGCCGAAACCCCCTTGTTGTATTAATATTTTATAGCATAACCAACAGAAAGACCATTGAACTCACTGTCACCAAAACTACGATCATAGCCTGCTGTAACAGCTTGTGTATCTGTAACAGCATATTCAAGACCCAGTCTGGCAGTATGTGTTTGATCATTGGCATTACTAAATGCATCGCGATATCTATAGGCTGTCTTTGCTGTGAGCTTAGGAGCCAGGGTCCATCTTAATCCAGGTTCAATACTATAATAAAGATCACTATCACCCGAGGATTTTACACCCAGAGCAGTACGAATATAAAACTTTTCATTCTGTGGTGTTGCACCAATTTCTAACCTGGTTGAATCGTTTCCATTAGAACCGTTTTCCTGACGCTGTTGACCAGAAAAGTCCAGACTAAAATTGTTGGCTAATTTATGCCCCAGTGTAATGTTTACTCCATGTCGGTTAGGATTGCTGGCATTATCGCCTAGTGTATTACGATGCACCAATTGAATATGACCAAAATTATCAGCTGCATTTGCTGCAAATGATAAAGCCATTAATACTGCTAGACTTAATTTTTTCATTATTTTTGTTCCTTGAGTTTTTCTTTTTCTACCAAAAGTTCTCGCACTCGATCTATGCCTGTGCTGGGCACTGATCCTATGCTGATCTTCTTGGGTTTCTTATGTTCTGGGACTATGCGTTCCAGAGCAATGGTTAAAAGTCCATTACGAAGTTCGGCTCCACGTACTTCTACTTCGTCATTCAAAGCAAAAGTTCTGGTGAAGTCTCGGTTAGCTATGCCCTGATGGATGAGAATGATCTCCTGTGCTGCAGAGTTGGCTGAAATATTACCTTTGACGGTTAATTTGTTTTCGGCATATTCAATTTCGATATCTTTTTCTTCAAACCCTGCAACAGCCAGTTGAATAGCATAGCTGAGATCGCCGGTTTTAGTAATATTGTATGGGGGATATCCAGTTGAATTGCGTGATACTGCATTGGCTAATTCGTTAAGATGGCTGATGTGGTCATCAAATCCTACGAAAAATTTTTCAAAGTCCTTGAAGCCAGGACCAAAGGTTAAATGTGACAAAGCTGTCATGGTGTTTCTCCTTAGTTAAGCGAGTTTAATAAAATTGGCTACCCCGAAGGCATAACCAGGCAATTTAAAGTCTTGCCCAGGACCTAGTATATATCTATTCGGGTGTTACTGTTTCAGCTTCGTTAACGGCTTTCAATAGATCTTCCTGTAGTTTTTCGCGTTTACTATCATTGCGTTCATCTTCAGGGACCTGAGGCAAGCTCTGATCACGAATATTTTCAATCAAAGGGGCTACGGTTTCGTATGGCAATTTTGCCAGAGCCAATAAAATGGCATTTACTTCATTGACGCTTAGTTCTAATTTAATCATTATATGTCTCCTTGACGTTACGTTTCTTACCAATGTTATATTTGGTCTGCAGATTCCACTGATTTTTCTCATCGAAGTTTAGTATTTTAATCTGGCTCAGTGGTGCCTGATCAGTATATTGTTGTGCGTTTAATATGACCAATAATCCCCAATCAGCCAGCAGTTTAGCTATGCTGTTGCGTCTCTGTATGTCATTTTTACTTAAATCCGTAGTTTTACCATCCAGAGCAAAAAGCTCTTTAAAATGCACTATGAAGTAATGCCCTTGCTTGTGCAAGATATGGCAACTTTGATACAGTGTATTATCTCTGCGACTGGCTACACCAATGCGTGTTAGCGTTTCGCGTACTTTTAAAAAGTCATCAGGCTGAGCCAGGTTGACTTCCAAGGGAGTATATTCGAATGGTAGGTCCAGATTAAAAAAATCTTGGATCATTATGTTCCACCTTTGTTCAATCTTTGCTTAATCAACAACAATTGATCCAGTGTTAGTAGAGGTAATACCTGGCGGGCCTTGGCCATGCTATATCCATAGTATTCGCATACATCTTTTAACACATCAATCGTCTCGGGTTTTAACCACTTGTTATATCTTTTACGTGGTCTAATAGTATTTATAAGAAAATCGAATTGGAGTTGAAAGTCCAGATGGTAACGAGCATTCATTTCATTGGCTAAAATTACAGTATCAGCTCCCATGCTCAGAGCTCTGAATACATAATAGGCTTCTTTTTTACACTGAGCCTCGTTGTCTTCCGTGACCAGTTCAGTGTTATGAGTATTGATGGCATCGATAATATCCCAGGGACTAACTCTGGGTCTTTTAGTATCGATATCCTTAATTTGTCTAGGGGCTTCTACACCCAGCAGATTGCCCAGCATTATTTAAACTTTACAGCTGCCATAATTTCAGTCAGGCATGCTACCAGATTGATTTCAGCATCGGCCACAAAGGCCGCCTTGTATTGATAGTCAGCCAACAACAGTATAAGCTGTGGAACTGTCTCAACCTGATCAGACAATGTATCATAAAGTTTACGAAATATGGTATTGGGATCTGAGTCAATGTTATTTACCACCCATTGGCGCATTTTCTTCCAGTCCTTGGCCTGTAAAGCATCGACCAGCTCTTTGGTATTGATGTCAGCCAGATTGACCAGGATGCCATCGTCAATGATTCCAGATGCTGAATATCTTTGCAGTTCATTCAGACAACGTCTATAATCTGGAAAATGTCGTTCAATTAGTTTGACTAAAATCTTAGGATCTGTAACTGTAACAGATTCAGCTGTTAATATTTCCTGTGCTCGTTTAAAGAACTGACCAGCCAAGGCTGGACGATCTGCTCGTGCCAGTTTAAATTCTATGACTGTAGTTCGACTATGCAGAGCTGGAATGATTTTATTCTTGTAATTACAGGTAAAGATGAAACGACAATTTTTACTGAACTCTTCGATAAAACCACGCAGTGCGGGCTGAGTACTAGTTGGATTTAGATAATCGGCTTCATCTAAAATCACCACCTTGGTCTTGCCTTTAAAACTGACTGTGGATGCGAAGCCTTTGATTTCATTCTTCAGGGTGTCGATATTACGATCCATGGAAGCATTGACAATGATATAATCACAATCTAGTTCTTCACACAGAGCCCGAGCTATGGTAGTCTTGCCCATGCCGGCACCACCACTTAATAACATGTTGGGAATTTCACCCTTGGCAACAAACTGCTTGAATGTTGTCTTCATGTCCTCGGGCAGTATGCAATCGTCAATGCGATGCGGTCTGTACTTTTCTACCCAGAGAAACTGTTCACGATTTGCTTCCATAATATAACTCCTGAATTAAACTTTAGATTCTGGATCAAGAGCCAACCAGTACTGAGGGATCTGTGCGTTTTCTGATTTAAAGTGCAGGAATTTTAGTTTACTCAGAGTTACTGTATATGTGCTGGGAATAACCTGGAATGTACCAACATTTAACAGCGCCTTAAAGGTTAGATCTGTCTGACCAATTACTTTGCTCTGTCCCATGCCTTTTTTGTCATTGACAATGGTCAGTGTTGCCTGGCCATTTTTACCTTCGAACACTACATGATCTGCGGCAGTAATACCTATGGCTTTGCTGATCAAATTAACATCAGCCTCGCTTAAAGTAAACTGATAAAATGTATCTAAATCAATACTCTTGCCTGCTGGCGGTGAAATAATCACACTAGGATCTGCATAGCGATATTCAAAAGTACTGCCATTATTTGTAATGGTCAAACTCTTTTCGCCAAATTCAACATCCTGATTTTCCATGTAGCTTAGTAGATCTAAAAAACTATTCAGCTCATATATACAGACATCAGTTGGAAACTGTTCGGCTACAGTCACCCGAGCAAAAATATTTTGCTGCGGACTAAGTGTGGCTAGTTCGTTTCCTGGGTAGATTCGAAGATTATTGCTAATGGTAGCAAAATTCTTCAAAATGTTTATGGTATCTTTACTAATTTTCATTACATAACTCCTTCAAGGTTATCAATTTTATTATATGTTTTTAGACGTATTCTGTCAATAACTATTCTTAGATTTACGGCCAAATCCAATATAGTACCATCATTATGAATTACAACATCTTCGCCAGAACTGATCCAGGCCCATTCACTGCTATGTACTTCTGGATATGAACTCAGCATAAGTTCTGGATTATTATTACGAGCCGTGTCCCACCAAACTGGTAAGGCACCTCGCTGAAGCCTGATAATGGTTCCGCCTGCATCTTTAATGGCATGAATCTCATTGGCAAAACGGACATCACTGATCACCACATTGTCCTTGCTCTGCATTAATTTTCGTTCTAGACTGGCCACCCAGATGTCGTTGCTAAAGTAATCACGACATACATCGGTGCCAAAGAACTGGAGGACCCAACGCGGGGTAAGGTGAGGGATACCCAAGCGTTCGGCCCACCAGTCATCGACCTCTTCTCTC